TTGATGGAACAAATTTAGATTTACCTGACAATACAAAAATAAGAGTTGGAACTGGAAATGATTTAGAAATTTATCATGATGGCTCTAATTCCTTTATCGCAGGTGGCTCAGGTAATCAAACTGTAGCTATAAAACCTGGTGGAACGGGTTCTGTTTTAATTACAAACAGTGCTGGAGATAATATAATTACACAACAAGGAGACGCAGCACATCTTCATTATAATAATGCAAGTATACTTGCCACAACAGCTGCTGGTGTAGTTCCAGGACTTAACGATACCTATGATTTAGGAGCTTCAGGAAACGTTTGGAGAAACTTATACACTGGTGACTTACATTTATCTAACGAAGCAAAAGATGAGGGTAATGAAGTTGATGGCACTAAAGGTAATTGGACTATTCAAGAAGGCTCTGAGGATCTTTACATATTAAATAATAAATCTGGTAAAAAATACAAGTTTAAACTAGAGGAAATTTAAACGCTATGTTTGGGGTAACCGCGTATTCTGAAGCGGCCTTTTCAACAGAAAATAGCAACGTCATTGCTTATCCTCAAGGTATCGCCCTTACAGGATTAATGGGCGAAGAGTCTAATGTTGCTAATGCTGACGTAAATGTTACAGGAAATCAATCTTCTTTTATTAGTGGAGGAGCCGTTGCAGGAGCTTCTGCATTAATTACATTAACTGGTTCTCAGTTAACTACTTCTATAGGAGAAGAGACTGTAAACATTAGTGTTGATATTACAGGTATAGAATTATCGTTAACAAATAAAACATTTTCACAAGATACTTTAACAACTTTTGCTCAAGCACCTTTTGCGACTTTAAGCCAAAGTGTAGTTGAAATACCAAGTGTTGTAGTTGAAGGAACAACAGGTGCAGGTCAATTACCAAGTTTCTCATTGGCATATACTTTAGGACCTTATTCAGTTTCTGCTGACGGAAATGTTGGTGTGGTTGTTACAGAACATACAATTAATACATCAATAGCTGATGTAAGTATTACAGGTCATGCAGAAGTTTCTGTAACAGGGATTGCTACTACATTGTCAATTGGAGATGAGTCTGCTTTTACAAATCATACTGTTGAGGTTACTGGTCAGCAATTATTAAATATTTCAATTGGAGAAGAATCAGTAACTGGAAATGTAGATATGCTGTTAACAGGCATTCAACTAACCAATTCAATTGGAGACGTAGACCAAGAAACTAAATATGCTGTTACAGGTAGTCAAATGGCTACATCTATAGGTTCGGTAACAACTATCGGTACTGCTGAAATAGACATTACTGGAATACAATTGCAATATGAAGTACCTACTCCAAATATTATAGCATGGGCTGAAGTAGACACAGGTATAAGCAGTGTATGGACTGAGGTTGATAGAGCAGCTTAAAAAGGATATAATGAAAATATGGCATCAAGTTATTCAGATATAGGTTTAGAACTTATGGTCACTGGCGAAAACGCTGGTACATGGGGAGATAAAACAAATAATAATTTAAATTTAGTACAACAAGCTGTTGCGGGATATCAAGCAGTTACTGTAAATGGAACTGGTACTACTACTCTTGCAATGACTGATGGAGTAATTTCAAATGCAAGAAACGCTGTAATAAAATTAACTGGAACAATTACAGGTAATATTATTGTAACAATTCCAGGCTCTATTGAAAAAACATATCTTGTAGAAAATGGAACAACAGGTGCTTTTACAGTTACATTTAAACCTACTTCGGGGACGGGTGCTACTTGGTCTACAACAGATAAAGGGTATAAAATATTATATTCAAATGGAACCAATATTATTGATGTTATGTCAAATTTAAGTGACATAACTTTAGGTGACATAACTGCTGCAGGAGACATTTTACCCGGTGCAAATGATACTTATGATTTAGGAGCTGTAGGTAATGTATGGAGAAACATATATACAGGAGACTTACACTTAAATAATGAACATAAAAAACAGGGTAATATTGTTGACGGATCTAAAGGTAGTTGGACTTTACAGGAAGGCTCCGACAATATATACTTAATCAATAATAAATCTAATGAAAAATTTAGATTAAAATTAGAAAAAATTTAAAGGAGATATTATGGGTATTATTTCAAATGGAACTACAATAATTGATAACGGGGCAATCGAGTCAGATAAAGTTGATACTGCACAGATTGCAGCAAGTGCTGTTGAAACAGCAGAAATAAATAACGATGCTGTAACGGCAGATAAATTAGAAGACACTGCGGTAACTCCCGCTGAGTACACTTTGGCTACAGTTACTGTTGACGCACAAGGTAGAATTACAGCAGCTTCTTCTGGAAGTGCAGGTGGTGGAAATATGCAAACGAAATATTTTCAACAAGGACCTTCATCAAGTACATACAGTCCTCCTGCAGATGTAAGCAAGTTTACGGCTTTTGCTTGGGCTGGAGGCGGTGGAGGCGGAGGTTGGGGAAATTCTTGGAGTAGATCTGGCGGTAACGGAGGAGCAGGTGGTTTTGGTTATTATCAAGGTTCTGTTTCAGGTGGTAGTAATTATGCAGTTTCTATTGGAGCACCTGGAAACGGCGGTAGTTCTGGTCCATCGGGTAGTGCCGGTAATGCTGGTGGTGCAACTAATGTCGGAAGTTTATTCACTGTAAACGCTGGTAACGGAGGAAACGGTGGCTTTGGTTCTGGTAACCCCCAAAATGGAAACCCTGGAAATGCTGGAAATGCTCCAGGAGCAACTTCAACTCCAACTAAAACAATTTTATTTCAAAGTTCACTTGGTTCAGGAGGAAATGTTTCTCCCAGTAGTTCTGGTGGACCGGGTGGGGCAGGTGGTTTAGTTTTTTACGATAACGGATTATAATTATGGCTTATTTTATTTTTAATACTGAAGGATTTATAACAAAAATAGCAGAAGATGATGTTGGAAAAAGCAAATTAAACATTACTGACTCTGTTTATGATATAAGAACTGTATCAACAGAAGATTTTAACAATGTAAGATTATCTTTAGGCGAAGCTAGAATGGTAGACAATGTGCCAACGGTTGTATTAAAAGATTCTCTTCCTGTAAAACCGGGTGAAGAGGGTAGTTTAAATATAAAAACTCAAACTGAATTAGAAGCCGCAATAGATCTAGTTAAACAAGTTGTATCTCCTATAATAGAACATTGTACAGATCACCCGAACTATTCAGACTATGTATCTTATAAAAACTATTTAGATAGTTTTGATGCAAGTAGTCTTACTTATCCTTTGACAGATAGATCTTGGGAAGAATATTGCGATAGTAATTCAATAACTTTTTATCATCCTTTACAGCTCCCTTAAATTAGTTTAAAACTAATTTAAATGTTTAATAAAATAATCAAATTTTCTACAGAGAAAGAATATTTAAAGGAAGAAAGTCTTTTTCCAGAAGCCTGTAAATTAAATATACCAGAATGGTATAAAAAACTAGAGCATTCTGCAGATAATAAAACTATAAAGGGCTGCATGCCTTTTTTAGATACTTTAACTAACGGTTATTTACTAAAAATACCAACAGATATTTTTTTAAGCCATAATATTTTAAAAGACAATGAGAGAGGTACAATAATGTCTTCTGGAATGTCTGATTCTAATGGACCTCTTTATGTTAATATAAATCATGAAAATAATCCACAAATTCACCCTGTAGATCAAGTAAGTAAAAAATGTCCTTTTGTTAATAAAAATAAAAGTTTACCTTTTCATAAAATACTAAACCCGTGGTTAATTAAAACCCCACCTGGTTACTCTTGTCTATTTTTACCTCCTATGAATAATACAGATGATAGATTTTCTATTATTCCAGGGATTGTAGATACAGATACTTTTGATATGTATATAAATTTTCCAATAATTGTAAATGGAGATAAATATCCAGTTTTAAAAACTTTGTTGAAAAAAGGAACTCCATATGTTCAGGTTATTCCCTTTAAAAGAGATTCTTGGAAATTAAAAATTGGAGAAGTAGATTTAAAAAAAATGAATAAAAAAAGATATTTCTATAATCTTGATTTAGTACATAACTATAAAAATAAATTCTGGAATAAAAAAAGTTGGAAATAATGGAAGATAATTTAATTAACTACATTAAAGTTTATGAAAATGTTTTAGACGAGGAAACTTTAAATAATTTTTTAAAAGTTTGTGAAACTAATCAAAATTTTAAAGACGCAGCTATTGTAGATAATGTAAAAGAAAAATTAGATTTAAAAATTAGAAAAACAAAGACATGGAGCCTAATCAATTCAATAAATGAAAAAAGTCTTACTTCCGTACATTGGTGTAATTATTTAATAAATGTATTTTCGGAAAAAATAGGAGAATACTTTTCTGTTTTTAAAGGAGATTTAAATGTATTTATAAACGACATACAGGTTTTAAAATATGATGTAGGAGGTCATTACAAGTTTCATGTCGATCATGGATCCAGTACACCAAGAACTTTAAGTCTTATTTTTATTTTAAATGATTCTTATGAGGGAGGAGATTTATTATTTAAAACAGATTTTGGATCTAAAGAATTTAAAATTAAAACTAAAAAAAATACTTTAATAATTTGGCCAAGTAATTTTTTATATCCTCATTGCGTAACACCTGTTACAAAAGGAGTGAGGTATTCAGTAGTATCGTGGGCTTTATAATGGATAGATTTAAAATAATTAAAAATTTTTTAAATAAAGAAGAAGTCAGTTTGTTTAAGATATGGTCTGATATAATGCATAGAAAAAATTTAAAAAACTTTGATCAAGACAGGAACCAACCCAATAAAGATACTTGTTTTTATGGAACAGCTGCTACAGATGCCTTACTTATAAAAAATATTTCTTGTGTGAGTGAAAACACTGGTTTTAAATTATTACCAAGTTATTCTTATGGGCGTGTTTATACAAAATTTGCTCATCTAAAAAAACATGTGGATAGACCTTCTTGCGAAATATCAGTAACCATACAAGTAGGAAGTGATGGAACTCCATGGCCTATATTTATGGGTGGAGAAAAAGTGTTATTAGAAGAAGGAGATGCTGCACTATATAAAGGCACAGAAGTTCCTCATTGGAGGGAAGAGTTTCAAGGAGACTGGCATTCTCAAATATTTTTACATTATGTAAAAGCTGATGGTGACTACAAAGAATATTACATAGATAAAAGAAAACTTTTTGGTACAAAAAAATAAATAATATGAATTTTAAACAAAATAAAGATGGTTCTGGAGAAATTATTTTTTCAAAAGAAGAAATTAATATTATTAAAAAAAATAAAAAATTAATGTTAACTCCTGTTTCATTAAGACATTTTGGAAATGTTTTAGTTAGAATGGTGACTGATTGGAATTTGAATTTTTCAAAGGAGGTATCTAATTTACCAACAGAGTCTGATTCAAAAGTTGAAGGAAAATAAAGATATGGTTCAAGTAGAAAATAATTATTTAGATAACGTAGAATTTTCTAAAATACAGAAAGTGGTATCTTCTAAAGATTTTTTATGGTCAATTAAAAAAATGAATCCTTTTATTTTAAGTCATTGTTTAGTAGATAAACAAGGAGAAAATAGAAGTTATTTTATAGATAAAGTTTTAAGTAGTGTGTTGAAAAAATTAAAAGCAGAAATTGTTTTAGAGTCCAGTATTACTGTTTATGACAAATATAATGAAGCACAAGAGCATTTAGCAGAATCTGAATTTTTAAAAAATAAGAGCTATAAAAGTTGTTTATTATATTTAAATTCTAACGATGGTTTTACTAAAATATTAGGTTTAGAAAAAATCCATTGTGTAGAAAATAGAGCTGTATTAACAGATGTATCTACTTCTTTTACAGAAATTAATCCCATAAAAAATAATTTTAAAACTGTTCTAGCTGTTCATTATTTATAAACTTAAATTGTATGCCACTAAATATATCTCTAAACCCAAAAGAAAAAGAAAATATTGATAAAAATAAAATAACTTTTGTCAAAGATTTTTGTAAAATAGAAACGAAGTATGACTTTAATTTATTAACTTCTTTTATTGAAGAATGTGAAGTAGCTGTTTTAATAAAAAATAATAATGAATTTTTAAAAACAGTTGTTCAATTAAGAAATTTACAAGATATGTTTCCAGATTTTAAATTTATTCAAAGTTTTTTATCTCAAGTTTTTAATTATTGTTTAGATAAGAGAGACGGCTGTGATATATTTTTTAGCCTTAAAAGTTCAGCTGGAATAAGCCATGTAGATGAGGAAGATGTTTTTATAATTGGATTGAATGGAATAACAGTATATAAAACTTTTGGAAAAAACACAGATTATTTTGAAATACACAAAGGTGATTTAATATATATACCAAAGGGAGTACCTCACAAAGTTATTGGACTGTCTCCTAGAATAATACTTTCTGTTGGATTTCACGGTAATAGACAGATAACTAACAAAGAACTATAAAAGTTATATGAAATTAAAAAAACAAAAAATTGCTATTCTCGGAAGAGGTAACGCCGGATGCTTAAGTGCATTACATTTTAATCATTATACAGCGGATGCAGACCGTGAAATTGAGCTATACTACGACCCAGAAATAAAACCTGTTCCTACGGGACAAGGATCTACTTTAGCATATCCAAATTTACTTTGGAAAACTTTAGGAAGTGATTGGGTTAAAAAACTTCCTTTAACTTTAAAAACAGGAATAATGTATGAAAATTGGGGAAATGTTAAAGATGAATTTTTTCACCCTTTTCCTCTGGGTAACTATAGTATTCATTGTTCTCCAAAAGATTTTCAAGAATATGTGTGCAATAATCTTAAAGTTAATTTTAAAGAAACAACTGAAAATATTTTAAACTATGATCAAATAGACGCTGATTATATTATTGATTGTAGAGGAACTCCTAAAAGTTTTGAAAATTATGATAGTTTAGTTAATCCTTTAAATGCTGCACTACTGGCAAATCTACCTAAAAAAAAACATGATGTTAAATACACAAGATGTATAGCAACGCCTCACGGATGGACTTTTTATATACCTTTACCAGATACTACTTCTATAGGTTATTTATATAATTCAAACATTACATCTAAAGAAGAAGCTGAAAATGATTTTAAAGAACGATTTAAAGTAGATAAAATTAATCATTCAATTAAATTTAGCCAGTATTTAGCTAAAGAACCGGTAATAGACAAAAGAATTTTTTTAAACGGAAATAAACTTTTTTTTCTAGAACCTCTGGAAGCTAGTGCTATAAATTCATATATTAAAGCAAACAGATGGTATTTTGATGTAATTAATAATTTATCTACAGCCGAAGATTGTAAAAATAATATAAAAGAATATATGAGTGAAATAGAAAGTTTTATTTTATGGCATTATATAAAAGGATCTAAATTTAAAACTTCTTTTTGGAAATATGCGCAAGATCTAGCTAAAGAAAATAAGTCTAGTTCTATTAAACAAATTGAAAACCAAATTTTAAATTTTAATCAAAAAGAAAAAAAGTTTATTAGGAATGAAGAAAATTTTGAGTATGGTCAATGGTCATTAATGAGTTTTGATAATTGGATTGAAGGAGTAAGCATAAAATAATGTTTGAGCCTCAAATAATACCTATTTTTTCAAAAGTAGTGTATATTGATTATTTAGACATAGATAATAATATAATTTTAAAAACTCTTGAACAAGAATCTTTTAAAAAAATCTGGGAAGAAGGATCTACAGACAGTCTATGTAAGGTTTCATTAAATAAATCTATATTAGAAAAAAAAGAACTCTATTCTTTAAAAGAAAAAATATTTACTGTTTTTAAAAAATATACAAAAAATGTTTTAAAATATAACTATAATGATTTTAAGATGACAACATCTTGGATTACAAAAACAAATATCAATCAAAGTTCTTTAATACATAATCATAATAACTCTATGTTAAGTGGTGTATTATATTTAAAAACAGAACCTAAAAAAGCTAAAATTATTTTTCACAACCATTCTAATAACTCTAGTTGGAAGTTAAGCACTTCTGAAAGTAATATCTACAATTCTGATAAATATACTTTTGATATGAGTGAAAATTTAATAATATTTTTTCCTTCAGAAACCCATCATCAGATTAAAGCTAGTGAGCAACAAACCGAAAGAACTTCATTAGCTTTTAATTTTTGTCCCATTGGAGAAATAGGAGAAATAGGTTCAGATAGTTTTATGGAGGTAAAATAGTGTACCCTACAATAATAAAAAAAAATTTGTTTAAAAACCCTTTAAGTATAGTTAACTATTCTAAGACACTTAAATGGAATAAATCAACTGATAAAGATAATTGGCCTGGTTCAAGAACAGATAATTTACTTAACATTAATCTAGATTTACATTTTTCAATAATTCAGAATGTGGTTGAAATGTATTTTGGAGATTACGATAAAAAATACAAATCACTTGAAATTGATAAAAGCATAATATGTTTTCATAAAATTAAATATGAAGATTGGATAAATTCCATTAAACCTAATAATAAAATACATCAAGATAACTGTGATTTAGCGGGCATAATTTATTTAAATCTAGACGTAAATGATGAAAATACAGGGACTTCTTTATATGATGAAAATAAAAAGCCTACATTAAAAATATCTAATAATTTTAACACTATTGCATGTTATGATGGAAAAGCTTATCATGGAGCTACTTCTTTAGATAAAGAAGAAAGATTAACTATGGTAATATTTTTAAGTGGGATTAAGCTACCCTCAACCAAATAATTAAGTTTCAATGCTATTTTACTACCTATTGTAATAGGGTATAATGCTTTTATGGCTTTAAATTTAATTAATATAAGACCAGGATTTAACAAACAAATTACAGATACTGCTGCTGAAGGGCAATATGTAGACGGAGATTTTGTAAGATTTCGTTATGGGTTACCTGAAAAAGTGGGTGGATGGTCTTCTATTACTTCAGATACCTTAGCTGGTGCCGTAAGAGCACAGCATCAATGGGCAGATTTAGATGGTAATAGATATGTAGCACTTGGATCCCAGAGAGGATTATATATTTATTATGGAGGAGCGTATTATGATATTACTCCACTAGAGACAGCGCAAACAGGAGGAACGTTTGATACTACAAACACCTCGCCAACGGTCACCGTAAACCTAACGGGGCATAATATGATTGCCGGAGACTACTTTACTTTTACAAGTGTAACCCCACCAGTTGGTGCAGGGTACACTGCAGCTAATTTTACTGACCAAACTTTTGAAGTAATTAGTGCAACAATTAATACATTTACCATAACGATGGCAACGAATGCGGGAGTTACTGTTGCAGGGTCAGGTGCATGTACTATCAACAGATATGTTAAAGTAGGACCTATCGGACAAACATTTGGCTTTGGATTTGGAACAGGTGGTTAC